TGGCTTTTCCGGCCATACTCGCCCCGATTGCAGTACCGGCAACGGTTGCCGCTGTGGCCGCGAACTCAAACGCCGTGACGAGAAGATCAATAGCGCTATTCGTTTCACGGAGATACGAAATAGCTTCTGCCGTGGCCGTTCCAACACCGGTAACGATTTGCTGTACACGGGGTATAATGTTCCGTCCGGCTGTAAATACGCTGTCTACAAAGTCCTTGGTAAGTCCTTCCATGTCGGCGCTGCTGTCAGCCATGCCGGTAGCCAGATTCTGCCATGCCGCTTTCATGGATGCCGTGGAACCCTCGATGGTGCCCGCCGCTTCATTTGCCGCATACCCCGCAAGCCCCTGCATTTCGATATAATCCACAAGCGCGGCCTGACAGTCAGCCAGATTGTCAATGGTATAGGCAGTGGCTTCGCCGTTTTCCGCATTCCACTCGTTCACCTTATCAATCAGCTGCTGGAACCCCTCTTTTGTGGGGGTAATACCTAGCTGCAAATTATCCAGCATCGTGAAGTTGGATTTCATAATGCCGTTAAAGGCAT